CAGACACTAAGTCTCGTCATGGCTGGCGGAGCTGCTACACAGCAGATTGGTGAAGAACAGTATTTCCGTATTAAAGCTTCTTCAGCTATTACTAACGGTCAAGTTGTGATGTTCACCGGTACTGTAGGGGCTTCTGGTGCTCTTACAGGCGCTCCTGCAACAGGCTTGACAGCAGCAACAGCATCATATGTCATGGGTATTGCTACTCAAGATATTGCTAACAACGGCTGGGGTTACATCACTTCTTTTGGTCTTGTACGTCAGTTAAATACCAATGCTTGGACTGCTGGAACAATTCTTTACTATGATCCAACAGTTACAGGCGGTTTAACCAGCACAATTCCTACAGCTCCAAACGCTAAAGTTCAAGTCTGTGCTGTTATCTATCAAAGTGCATCAAATGGTTCTTTGTTTGTACGTCCTGCTTTCGGAGGCACTTTAGGTCAGTATGAAGGTGATGTTAACTTTACATCCTTAGCCACAGGTGATGTGCTTGTACGCAATTCAGGTAATACTGTTTGGGAGAATAAAGCTCAGAATACTATAACAGCTGGCAACGTATCAGGTACTGTAGCTATAGCTAACGGAGGTACAGGGGCCACTACAGCCTCTACAGCACGTTCTAACTTAGGTTCAGCTGCCTCAGGCGCTAATACTGACATTACTTCAGTAACTTTGACTACAGGTACTGTAAGCACTACACCTTCATCAAATAACGATATTGCTAACAAGGCTTATGTCGATACTTACGTTCAAGGTATTGATGCTAAAGCAGCTTGTCGTGTAGCTTCTACAGGTAACGTAGTTGCTATTACTGGTTTATTGACTGTTGATGGTATTACCGTTAGCGTTGGTGACCGTGTTCTCTTAAAAGATCAAACGACTTCTTCACAGAACGGTATTTACGTTGTTTCAGCAGTGGCTTGGACACGTGCAGTTGATCTAGATGTCTGGCCTGAAGCTCCCGGAGCCTTTACCTTTATTGAACAAGGTACTGTGAACGCAGGCACTGGTTGGGTCACTACAGTTACTCCCGGTGGCACTATTAACGTCACTGCAATGCCTTGGAGTCAATTCTCAGGTGTTGGTACTTACACTGCTGGTACAGGCTTATCTCTTACTGGTTCTCAGTTTGCTATTGATTCAACCGTAGCTACTCTGACAGGAACTCAGACGCTTACAAATAAGACTCTGACTAGCCCTACATTAACTACACCTGCTTTAGGCACTCCAACATCAGGTAACTTAGCTAATTGTACGTTTCCTACGCTGAATCAAAATACAACAGGAACAGCTTCTAACATTACAGGTAATTTAGCTGTAACTAATCTGAATAGTGGCACAGGGGCTTCATCATCTACTTATTGGCGTGGTGATGGCACATGGGCTACTGTTGTTTCAGGGGCTTCAATCAGTAATGATACAAGCACTAGCACTAACGTATATCCTTTGTTCGCTGCTGCTACATCAGGAACACCTACAACAGTTTATACAGGAAATGCTAAATATCTGTACAAACCTAGTACAGGTGAGTTACAATCTCAACATATGATTAGTGGTAATGGTATCACTATCAACAGTAAAACAATAGCTACTAGCTACACGATTGCTTCAGGTCAAAGCGGTGTCTCTGCTGGCCCTGTAACTATCTCTAGCGGTGTCACAGTCACTGTTTCTAGTGGCTCTAAATGGGTGGTTCTCTAATGGCTTACGGAACAGCAAACGTAGATGTAGTGCAGTCTTCAACGGCTGGTGTACCTCCTCAGTTCAACGATGGTAACGGTACTCAGACGGGTACGTTGTGTCGTGCTTGGGTGAACTTTAACGGCGTGACAACAGCTACTATTCGTGCATCGTTTAACGTCAGCAGTGTTACTCGAAACGGCACAGGTGACTATACGGTGAACTTCACAAATGCAATGCCTGACGGCAACTATGTTGCTTCCTTGACCGGAAAAATAGCAGACACTGGTTCATCAGACGGAAGGTGGACTGTATCACCCGGAACGACTGCTGTTCAAACTGGCTCGTTTCGGTTGTATGTCACAAATGCGGCCAATTCCGTTGTATTAGACGCATTTACAAATAATGTAGCAGTCTTCCGTTAAGGACACACCATGACGACTACAATTAACGCATCCCCTTCTAACGGAATTGTTTCAACCGCTGATGGCTCTGGAGTGATGAAGCTGCAATCAAACGGCGTGACCACCAATGCTTTGGCTTGGGTGAACTTTAACGGTACTGGCACAGTAGCTATCCGTTCAAGCTATAACGTGTCAAGCATTACCGACAACGGTACAGGTGACTACACGGTGAACTTTACAACTGCACTCAGTGATGCTAATTACGCTGTTACTGGATTGTGCGGGTACAACACTGGAGTAACCGAGGCTACGTTTGTTACTTTAAACACTACAGTAGTCCCAACAACGACATCGTATCGCATAAAAACAAGAGATGCGTCAACAACAGCTTTTGATAGCACCTATGTGCTGAGTTCAGTCTTTGGAAACTAAGGAATCATAATCATGGCACAAGTAGAAGGCATGAAGACTTGCACAAAGTGTGAAAACACTCTGTCGCTGTCTGCTTTCTATTTGACGCACAAGAAAGACAGAAAGCCAAGCTATCGGTCTGTGTGCAAACAATGTTTGATTGCTGCTTCAAATGAACGTCAAAAGGCAAGCCCTGAGAAAAACAGGGAAAAAGCTAAAAAGTGGCGTGAAGCTAACCCTGAAAAGCACAAAAAAACTTGGATGGCTTATCGTGAGCGTAATGTTGAAACGATGCGTAAGCGTTGTTTAGATTGGCGCTACAAGAACAAAGAGCTTGCAAACCGATTGAGCGCAGCATGGGCTAAAAATAACCCGTCAAAAACAGCCGCTCAAGCAGCGAAAAGACGGTCTGCCTTGTTAAATGCAACGCCTTCTTGGGTAAACTTTGACGCAATTCAAATTGAATACGACCTTGCTAAATGGTGTAGCGATGTGATGGGCGAGAAGTATCATGTAGACCATATTGTTCCGCTGCAAGGCAAACAGGTTTGTGGCCTTCATGTTCACAACAATTTGCGGGTAATTCCTGCTTCTGTAAATTTAACCAAAAGCAATAGCTTTAAGGAGTTTTAAAAATGGCAAATGTGATTATTTTTACCAATGACAACGGCGGCGTATCAGTTTGCATCCCCACAGGTGAACTCGACATTCAAGCTGTTAAGGCTAAAGATACCCCTTCGACTTCAATCATCGTTCAAGAATCTGAACTGCCTCAAGCAGACAACGACTTCTTCAACGCATGGGAACTCGCTGATGGCGTTGTGACTGTCAACTTGGACAAGGCCAAGGAACTTACTAAAGCCCGTCTACGCGCTGAACGTGAACCTCTGTTGGCTGCTCAAGATGTCCTGTTCCAACGCGCTCAAGAGACAGGTGCTGACACTTCTGCAATCGTGGCTGAAAAGACTCGTTTGCGTAATGTGACTAACGCTGCTGACACTTGCACTACAACTGCTGAACTTCGTGCATTGGGGGTATAAATGGCATTAGTAATCAGTGGCGATTCGCCATCATTCTCTGGAACATACCAAGGTGGTGTGATTACTTCTGGCACAGCCGTAGCAAGCACATCTGGTACAAGCATTGACTTTACGTCTATCCCTTCTTGGGTGAAGCGTATTACTGTGATGTTTAGCGGTGTTAGCTTGAGTTCTACGGCGAACCCTTTAATTCAACTTGGTGCTGGTTCCGTTTCCACGTCTGGATACCAATCAGTCAGCCAAAACATCTTCGCTGGAACACCACAAACCAGCACATCCACGGCTGGGTTAATTATAAATAGTAATGCGGCTGCTAACCTTTTATATGGCAGCATCGTCATTACGCTATTATCCACAAACACATGGACAGAGTTTGGAATAGTTTCAACTGTTAGTGGCGGCTCCTCATCAATAACTAGCGGAGGTGTTACTCTTGGCGGCACTCTTGACCGTGTTCGCATCACCACAGTTAACGGCACAGACACTTTTGATGCTGGCTCTATCAACATCTTGTACGAGTAAACATATAAAATAATTACATAAAAGTACTACAAAGTACTTGACAAAGCCATTAAAGTACTATACAGTACACACTTATTAACTATTAGGACTCCATTACTATGGAACAATCCTCAGATATGCAAGATTTAAGTAAATTCTACGATGATGCCTTCGACATGATGTCCACTCAAGGGTGGAAAGATCTCATGGAAGACATCCTCAAAGTAAAGGATAGCTACGACAAACTATCTTCTGTCACGGAAACACACCCTTTAGACTTTCGTCGTGGACAGATGGATATTTTGAACTGGTTATACGGGCTCAAGGGAGCCTATGAGCAGACCTATAAGGATCTTCAAGAAACTGGTGACATTTAAATATGGCACGTAGAATCTTTGAATTTGTTTGTAGTAATGGTCATCGCACTGAAGCCTTTGTAGATACAGAATGCCACGCAACTCCTTGTAAGGAATGTGGTACTGAAGCTACTAGGGTCATAAGCGCACCGTCTATGAAATTGGAAGGTTGGTCTGGTGATTTCCCGTCAGCCGCTGATTCATGGGTTCGTAAGCGATCTGAAAAGATGGCCCAAGAACAAAAGCTAAACTCATAAGCTGTGAAAGGCCGGGTTTTATTTTAAATATAGACTCCTAGAACCACATTTTATATACGTGGCAGGAAAAGGAAATTAGTATGCTAGTAGATGATAACGAAGATAGTATTTTAGGTGAACTCGACGTAGTTGAACAACTCACCGCTCCGCCCAAGATTGAAGAAGATCACGTAGTTGAAGACACAATCCCTGAGAAATACAAAGGGAAGTCCGCACAAGAGATCATCAAGATGCACCAAGAGGCTGAAAAGCTCATTGGTAAACAGGCACAAGAAGTTGGTGAGGTTCGTAAACTCGCTGATGACTTGATTAAGCAAAATCTATCACAAGGTAAACCTGCTGCTACTGAAGTAGAGCCTGAAGTTGACTTCTTTGAAGATCCACAGAAAGCAATTCGTAATTCTATTGATAAGCATCCAGATGTTCTCGCTGCACGACAAAGTGCTCAGGACTTTAAGAAGATGCAGATTCAACAGAAGCTAAATCAGAATCATCCTGACTTCGGTAATATTGTTCAAGATCCTGAGTTTGTGGATTGGGTAAAACAGTCACCCATTCGCCTCGGTTTGTACGCTAAAGCTGATGGTGAGTTTGATTACGACAGTGCAAATGAATTGTTGTCTACCTTTAAGCAGATTAAGCAAATTAAGACGCAGCAGGTAGAAACCCAAGGTAAAGAGACATTGAAGCAGAACTTAAAAGCTGTTGCAGTCGATACTGGCGGTACTGGTGAATCATCTAAGCGAGTCTATCGTAGGGCCGACCTTATTCGGCTTCGAATGAGTGATCCGGATCGTTATGAAGCGTTAGAGCCTGAAATTATGCAAGCCTACGCTGATGGACGTGTCCGTTAATTTGTTAAACATAATTTGTAATACTAGGAGTATTTAAAATGGGTCTCGGTACTAATCACGTAACTAAAACCACCGCAGCAACGTTCATTCCAGCAATTTGGTCTGATGAAATCGTAGCTGCTTATAAGCGCAACTTGGTCGCTGCTAACCTCATCAAGAAGATGAACTTCAAAGGCAAGAAAGGTGACACCGTTCACATTCCTAGCCCTACTCGTGGTTCTGCTTCTGCTAAGGCTGCATCTACTCAAGTTACTCTGATCGCTGCTACAGAATCAGAAGTCCAAGTGTCGATCAACAAGCACTATGAATATAGCCGCATGATTGAAGACATCGTCGAAGCTCAAGCTTTGTCTAGCCTGCGTTCATTCTATACTGATGATGCTGGTTATGCCTTGGCTAAGCAAGTGGATACTGACTTGATCCGTTTGGGTCGTATCTCTAATGGCGGTGTTGTCGGTACTTCTGACTATGCTACTGCTGCTTCTAGCACTAACGCTTTCATCGGCTCTAACGGTACTACTGTGTATAACAGCTCTACCTCTAACGCTGCTGCTTTGACTGATGCTGCTATCCGTCGTACTATCCAACGTTTGGATGACAACGATGTGCCTATGGACGGTCGTTTCTTCATCGTTCCTCCATCGAGCCGTAACACTCTGATGGGCTTGGCTCGTTTCACTGAACAAGCGTTCGTGGGCGAACAAGGCGGTAACAACACTATCCGTAACGGTGAAATTGGTGATGTGTACGGCGTTAAAGTGTACGTGTCTACCAACTGTGATACTGCTGCTGGCTCTACTGCCACTGACCGTATCGCTTTGATGGGTCACAAAGATGCTTACGTGTTGGTTGAACAACAAGGCATCCGTTCACAAACTCAGTACAAACAAGAATACCTCGGTACTCTGTTTACTGCTGACACTTTGTACGGTGTTGCTGAGCTGCGTGACTATTCTACAGTTGCATTGGCTGTTCCAGCTTAATAGCTAGACTGAAG